GACTAAGTCAATAATCTTTTACATCAATGCTACTGGAAATCAAGCTGAAAGAATTAGCAATCAGGGACAATACAGAGAAGGTAATAAGATACAAGTAGGAACTGGTGAGATAGCATACACTAAACAACTACCTGGTAAGTGGACACCAGGTCAAGGCACTAAGGGCACTGCTGACATCTCAGCTACTATCAATGGCAAGTCAGTCAAGATAGAAGTAAAGTATGGTAAAGATAAACAGTCAGATGCACAGAAACAATATCAGCAAAAGATAGAGAGTGCAAAAGGTATCTACTACATTGCTAGAGACTTTGATACATTTGTTGAATGGTATAATACTTTGCTATGCTAAAAATAGGAGATAAGATTAAAGATACAGAAGATGGTGACTGCTACTTTGTAGGTGACATAGTCAAGCTCAATACATTTGGTGGAGTTGAGCTATACAAAGTGACTCAAGTCATTTGGAATGGTGAAGACTATACAGATGATGATTACATTGGACAGATAATTGAGCCTAAATGGTGGTATATTCAATTATTTTTATTCTAAATAGTTGCACAACTAAAAATTATTATTACATTTGTAAACAATTAAATAAATATATATGCAAACAGAAGTAACCAAAGTGTCATTGTGGATTAAAATTCACAAGGCAAAGATGAGCATTGGAAAGGTTGTTAAGAACAGCACCAATCCTCACTTTAAAAAGAGCTATGCTGACATCAACGCATTGCTAGAAACAGTTGAGCCAATCCTTCATGAGAATGGACTGCTCCTATTACAACCTATCCATGATAAGATTCTGAGCACTCAGATAATTGACATTGAGTCAGGTGAGATGATTGAGTCATGGTTAACACTACCTGACAACATTGATCCACAAAAAATGATTAGTGCAACGACTTACTACAGAAGAGCTACACTTCAATCACTTCTGAGCCTTCAAGCTGTAGATGATGATGGTAACTCAGTAGCATCAGCAACTAAGCCAACGCTAACAGATGACAGATTCAAAGAAGCTCTTAAGTCAATTGAGTCAGGCAAGTACACAGCAGAAAAATTAAAATCAGATTTTTTATTAACCAAACAACAATTACAAGCATTATGAAATGGCATCCATCATCACTAGGAAAATTAATGACTGAGTCTAGAACTAAGTCAGAAGTATTGAGTCAGACTACTAAGTCTTATATCGCAGCTAAAGCAAAAGAAGATTTCTTTGGCTACAATTCTTTTATCTCTACAAAAGCAATGCAGAAAGGCACTGACTGGGAGCATGAGTCAATTGAGTTAGTTAATCAGATCAGAGACTCATTCTACATCAAGAATGAAGAAACTATTGAGAATGACTGCCTAATTGGTACACCTGATATCATCTTAGAGAATTCAATTATTGACATTAAGACTTCATGGTCCTTAGAGACGTTCCCAGCTATATCAGCTGAAGGCATTAACAAAGACTATGAATGGCAATTGAGAGGCTACATGATGCTATGTGACAAGGAATCAGCTGAGCTAATCTACTGCATGATTGACACTGATGATTTCTTACTTACTGATTGGGATAACAAATCTATCCACAAAGTATCTCACATTGACCCTAGAAAGAGAATAACAGTGCTAAGGTATGAACGTAACACTTCTATAGAAGAATCCATTAGAGAGAGGCTAACAGCTTGTACAGAGTATTACAATGAGTATATTGAACAATTAAATAACAAATAACATGCAAACAAAAATGGAAGAATTAATCGAATACTTTGACTGGAGTGGTCCAGTAAGAAGAAGAAGAATATTAGAAGACACTTTGTCTATTTGGTATAATACTAAGAACAAAAATTATGCTGTCACTATTTCTAATAATTTTAAAACAGATAAGAAATTTGTTAAAATTGGAAAAATAGGAGATAATTTAGCTTTTATGTTTAATAATGAAGCTGGATTTAGAGTTCAATTCTGTGGATCACCACAAAAAACAAGTAAGCAAAATGTTAAATTCTCATCTTTTCAATTAATTGAGTTTATTTTCACAGAAATAACACAAGAAAAGGATAGAAAAGAATTTGCTTACAGTAAAATAAGTGATGATATTTTAATTTTCAATCCTAAAACAATAGCTAAGTAATGGAAAAATCCTACTTCATTATTGAGTCAAGCTTAGAGAATCTCAAGTATGCTAGATACTCAGCTAAGACATTCAACAAGTCAGGTCATGACTATTGTATTTTAGTCACAGAGAACTATGACCAGCTTGATGTTAGGAAGGTAAGTAAAGAGGAATTTAACAACTTAAACAACAAGAAATGATACAAGTAAACAAAACATACAAAAACGAGACTAGAGAGCAGTTGGTTGTTCCTATCTCAGAGAAAGAAGGAATGGTCATCTATCAAGTGACTCAAGCTACTACAGATAACCCTATGAAAGAGTTCAAGTGTAGCACAGCAAGATTTTTAAACCTATATAAATTAACAAAATGACAGAAAAAGAATTTTACCAAAATGCAATGATTGCTGCAATGCAAGGCTTGTTATCAGCAATCGGAAATGGCTATGCAGCTGAGTACGTACAACCTCATTCAACTGTAGCAGCTATGGCTGATGAGTATGCAAAAGCTCTAACAATAAGAGCAGAGATTGAAGTAGCAAAAATGAGACTTGAGGTCCCATTCCCTGAAAAAGTAGTATAGAGGCTCGGCAAAAGCAAGTAATCAGGCTCTGGTAAGCCAACCCCTCCAAAGTTAAAACCTGGGAAGTTAAAACTGATGTGAATAACAAGGAGGGGTTTTTTAAGTAACAATTAAACAAATAATATGAATCAATTTAAATTAGAAGGAGCAATCATCACTAAATTGCCCGCAAAGCAAGTAACTGAAACATTTAGAGTGCAAGAATTTATCCTCAAGGTAGGAGATCCTGATGATAAGTATCCGCAAGAAGTAAAATTCCAATTAGTTAATGATAAGATATATCTACTAGATTTTATCCAGGTGAATGATACAGTAGAGCTTGTGTTTGAATTAAGAGGTAAAGCATACAAAGAAACTCATTACAATACATTGAATGTACTTGAGGTAAAATCTAAGCTATTCTAATGAGACTAGTTAAGTACATCATAGTAGTGCTATGCCTAATGGCTACCTTTGGGCTATTTTTCTATGGCATGCACTACTTTCTCGGCAAGAGAGGGCTCACAATCGTTTCAATATTAATTTTAATTTATTTTCTACATGGATTTATCAAAGATTTATACTATCACTATCGCAACAGATAAGGACTTCTCAATCAAAGAATGGATGATAGAGCAGACTAATGCAAGGATAACAAACAGATACTTGAAGGTACACATAGCTGAGGACATCGGAGTGCATTACTCACAGCTGTGTAGATTTATGAGTGGTAACACTGTGACTGACGCATTTTATGACAAATGGTTTAAATGGTATATTCAAAATTAGTATCTTTACAACATGACAGCATTCTTTACTTCGTTGGTAGCCAGTTGGTGGTTTGTTAACTTCGAGCCTATTCAGAACTTAATTAACAGATTCATCTTAAAAGACTGGCTACATACGGCTCTAGGATGCTGGAAATGTATGTCATTCTGGACTGCACTAATTTATTCACAATCATTCACAGTGGCTTGTGCCACATCACTCACAGCAGTATGCTTGAACAAACTGATATACAACTCGTAGAATCAATTATCAATCTACCTGAGAAGGAGATTATGACTAAGAGGTCACTCAATCAACTCAAGATGGTTAAATTCATGGCTACTAAGGTGATTGATAAGGAATGCTTTTGCTCTACAGTAAGACGCAAGGTGTGGTATAAGGACTTTTTATCCTGGTATGAAAAGAATGCTTGACCAATACATCCAAAAAAACTACACAGAGGTGCTCAAATACACTAAGCACTTCATTCAACGACTCAAGATACCTAGCTCTATAGAAGCTGATGCTGTCATTAACAATGCTTACCTTCATTGTGTTAAGCTAGAGATAGAAGAAGCTACAGAAGACAAAGCAAAGAGCTATCTACTCAACACAATCAAGTATGAGTTAATCTGGACTCAAGGCTCACGAACTAAGAAAGATGATATCTATAGGTCACACGAATACTTAGGTGACTCACTAGATGATCCATCTGACATTGAGCACAAGGTTAATCTAGAGGATAGCTATAATTTCAAGAAGGCAATGGTAGAGATATATCGTAACTCT